CCAACTTGCCTTTGACGTAGATCTTCTTTCGTTCGTCATGCTCAAATCCTTCGGCCTTCATGATCAGTGCGCTTCTTCCGCGCTCCACCACAGTCTTCCGTCCTTTTTTCAAACTTGCGGATAATTGCGGATATTTCGTTTTCATGTCGCAAAATGCACGGTATGAAACTTCCAAACTGTCCGCAATCTGGGCTTCCGTCATGCGTGTAGCCATTTCTTCAATTTCTGCAAGAAAAGGTTCAACGTGTGTGTAATACTTTGATGGTCTGCCTTTACCCATCAGATCATCCCCTTTAAGTGATCAGATACCCGTTCTTGTCGAACTGGTAATCTTTTTTACTGATACGCACGGAACGGTTCTTCGGATAGCGACCATCTGAAGTCTGCCACCACTTCCCTTTGCTGTTAGATTTCCATGCGCCCTTTGTCCCGTCTTTGTTGCCATCCATGTTGATGAAGTAGCCACCAAGCCATTCATCACAGGCCATGTGGCCATCCGAGTAGAAATAATATTCCAGACGATCAATCGTCTGCCATCCGGTCAGCATTGCGCCATCAGCTCCCAGATAGTATTTGTCACCTTTGTCGATGATCCAGGCAGATTTCAGCATCCGTCCGTCCTTGTAGTAATACCATTTACCACCGGACTTCACCCATCCATCCTTTACCGGCTGAACCTCTGCCAGATACCGCTGTCTCTGATACAGACCACATGACCATCCCTTTTCGTGATCCAGCCATGTATTCCCGCTGCCATCATGACGAAGATGCAGACAGACGATCCTGTCACCCTTTTTCAGTTCTCCAACTTTGTCATATGACTGTGCCGGTCCCTTGCGGATCATCAGCGGATCATTGCAGATCACTTCATAAGTCTTGCCGACTTCGAATCCGTCCAGCTCCTTCGGATCCGGTTCCGGTTCGTCATAATCTGGATGTCCGTATCCGTAGATATAGGATGAAGTCTTGCTATATGTATGTTTCGCCACATAATAGGCGTTTGTTCCGGAATTTCCTTCCACAGTCGTGACCTGTGTGGATGTAACCGCCACCACGATTCCCGTGTGTGACAGGCCCTTTGAATTCTGAAAGTAGATCACATCACCGGCCTTCGGTGAATACTCTTCTTTCGTGTATCCACGGCCAGCAGATTTGAAGTAATTGAACGCATACTTCACGACTGCACCCATGTTGTTATACACCGGCCTGAACAGCATCTTCCGCGCTGCATCGATGGTGTATGTCGAAATGAATGATGCGTCCACGAATTGTGTACACCAGTCATATCCGTTTACAAGATGCCGCCATGTCTTCGATTCGTCCTTGTACAGATACCAGTCCGTTGAATCAATCAGCGCACCATACTTCTGTTTATTACTTCCCAGCGGATCTTCTGCTGTTCCGATCTGGGACAATGCGAATTCAACAACCCGTTTTGCATCTGCCATGTCCAACACCTCCTAAAACAGCCGGTGAAACTCAATTTCGCTGATCGTGTGTTCCACCAGGTGAAGCAATACTGCCCAGCAGTCCTGATCGAACTGATCCTTTGCCAGGTCCTTCTGCGTGATTATGAACACCCTTGTCAGTCGAAGCTTGTCCAGATAGTCCATATCCGGTGCCATATTCATCCCACCTTATGTTCCAGCTCATCCAATCTCTGATCCTGGTTCTTAATATGTTCCTCGATCACCGGGATGCGCTCTGCGAAGTTGTTATGCTTGTCCACTTTCTTTTCCAGCTGTTCTATCCGGTATGACATCAGCTTCATGCCGCCGAAAGATCCGGCCATCGTGCCAAGTAGGGACAGCACCCCGACAATAACTGTTGACCAGTCCATCTATTCATCCTCCACTTCCGGAAGTCCGGCAATGGAAGTCAGAAGGGAAATGACACCGGCAACAGCTGAAACCGACAACACGTTCAACCAGTTCACATCCAAAACAGCCTGTCCCACTGTAAGCATCGACACAGCAGTCTGGCAGATGGTCTTCAATGCTCTGATCCCGGCTGCTTTCCACCATTTCTTATTCATGCCATCACCTCCGCGAAAACTCTAATTGTACACTTTTACATAAACATTTTACAAAATTGACAGACAACTCACAAGGAACGCGACAGGACGTAAAAACCGCACAAAAAAGGACACCCGCCACAAAGTGACGGATGCCCCAGTCGCAAAATATGTCATCAGGACAGGATTTCCCTGATTACATCATCAGAACATAGAATGCACGATAGCTTTCGGACTAATGCTTTTCGGTGTCTGACAATCGTCTTTTCGGATACATCGAAGAAACCGGAAATGTCCCAGATAGATTGTTTTTCGAAGTAGCGCATCGGAATGATCTGGTAGTATGGATCCGATTCGATCATCTTCAGTGCTTCATCGATCTGTGCCAGAACCTTCTGCGTGTGCGAATCATCTGACATTTTGAAATATTTATAGCCTTCCAGCAGTTCGATGGTCTTCTGTGCTGCTGATTTTTCGTGCTTCTTTTGCCGTTCAGTTTCTGTCAGTTTCGTGATTGTCCGTTCCACTGACTTGTCGATGATCTCTTCGATGTCCATTGTTTACACCTCCAATTCCTCCGGATTCTTATGCCAGATGACCTTGTCTTCCACCGGAAATGTCATGATCTGCATGTTCCCGTCCTCGTCACAGTAAACATGTACTTCGTGCGGCTCCGTTTCCCTGGATGCAGCCATCAAAGCCATCAGCATCGCCCCGACTATTGCCCCACCAAAGAAAACTAACAAATATACCCACCACATAATCATTCCCCCTTATAAGATTCCGGAAGATTCATCCAGGCTTCCACCGTCAGCCGGTCTGTATATCCTTCGATTTCTTCAAAATACCATCCATTTGAACCGTCCCAGGAACCAATCCCCACTGCGTGATCTGCCGTCAAATTTCCATACTTCCTGGAAAAAGTAATCAGAACACTCTCCCATGGCTCCGGAAGACTTTCACTGACCGGTGTCCATCTTGTCTTCTTGAAAGATTCAAGTGTAATGCTGATCGCTTCATGGATTTCTTTCTCGGCTTCCTTTGACAATATCGCATCCAGCGGAACACCATCTTCTATGATTTCGATCACATCATTATCTGTCATCCGTCCACCTCCATCTTTGCGCCGCAGTTCATGCAGTATTTATATTCTTCAATTTCTCCAACATCCTCATGCAGTGGATCGTGTCCGCACTCGGAACAGTGATATGTTCCCGTGCGCTTATCCCATATCCACTTCCCCGGCTTTCTCTCCGGCTCGACAGATGGCAATTCGTCTAACAAATCAACCGCCCATTGTTTCACCGCACACATAGTCATTTCATATACTCCATCTCGTTCTAACCTTGTACCATATTCACATATAAGTTTTTGCGCCGCCTTCCGGCTGATTAAATCACTCACCCATCCACCTCCAAACCAACACCTTTTAGCATTTCCAATGTCCCCTCATAATGCTCAATCGCCTTGTCTATGTCGATTGGATTGTTGTCTAACTCCCCGACATTTGTGTTGGGAACATCAGCCGCCCTTGTGCATAAGTCAGAGTATGCCTCTTTGGTGAGGATTTCCACACCATCTGGAAGTGGTGTGCCGTGTATGATAGCCTTACGCATCATCGACACAGCGCCTCTCCCACATTTCACCTTTTCAAAATCCTCTGCCGGAATCCCCAACTTTATAAACTCGTTCTTAAATGTGCCGGATTGTTCAAACAGACAGAATACTTTATTTACTTTCAATGCCCCTCTCGCTTTCTGTGGCTCGATTTTAGCCACGATAAATTGATTTGTGACAGATTGTAAGGGTAAGCGGTAAAATGCCTTAAATGGGCTTATTTCACTCACCCTCCAATCATCAGGTCAAATATGCTCATCTGACCATCTATCTGCTTTCCTTCTGTGTCGAGCCACCAATGCGCCGGATCTCTCCAAGGGATGCCGATATAATCAAGCACTCTGCCCCATCCGTATTTCTCTCCGGTGTCATCCGTGCAGCATTTGTTCATCCAGAAGTCCCACTCCTTTGGGTTCCGTTCAAAGAGCCTGTCAAATCTGTGCGGTCTCTTTTCCAACTGGATGCCAAACCCACACATGGAGCATCCGGTTCTCTGCTCTCCGGTGGTGGAGTATTCATAATCTCCAAACTCGTTCTTGACATCACTTATCTTTACATCCCCATAAATTGCCGGGATATGGACTCCAAGATCAACGGCAAGATGGATCACATCAGAGTGGAAAAAGAATGAAAATGGACAGCTCCTTGCAGTGGTCTTTCCAAAGTAGTTGCATCCGTGTTCTTCCAGCGCATCTGCCCTCTGTCCTCCTTCGGAAGCCATAAGCCCGAGATATGGCACCGAGTTATGATCCTTCGCCCAATTGTCACAAGGAGCCTCCTTGAGGTAGTAGCAACATTTATGGGACACCTTAAAATTTGTCGGTGCTCCATATCCAAGTGCACGGCCCTCTTCGTCAAGGCCTCCAAAGAGTTTGAGGTAGGTCATTGGAAGCTGCATCTTGCTGTCCTTTGCAAAGTGTCCCTGCTCTCCGCATTCTCCAGTGATAATGGCATGACGGACAGTTTTGTTTTTCTCCGTGGGGTTCGCAATCGTATTGATCTTATTTGCGATCCGCTTTGAGAGTACCGGGAATCCTTCTTCCTGGAGGATCTTTACCTTGGGTTTTAATGGCTGGACCACAATACACCCCATTTCCTTGTGCACCCGCTGGATGGAAATATCTTCCAACGTGGATGCACTGACAAATGGCACCATGTCCTCTGTGTATCCCATTGACCGGATCAGATGCCCGAGGACAATGCTATCAAGTCCTCCAACGGAAACATGGCAATCATATCCTCTTGTTTTTGCCTCGTCATAAAACTCCCGGATGCGGTCTTTTGCCATCATCACCTTGATGTTGTATGGAAGCCTCTGCTTTTCCACCATGGCTTGGTGCAGTTTCATTTTGTATGCCTTAAACCGCTCCTTGCTGCTTAAA